CATATTACCTAAATACCCCCATTGTGTACTTGATATTGTAGTTGAATCTATATTTTCTAGTTGGGCACCTTCTGCAGCTGTTAAATTTGAAATTTCTGTTACATTTGAAGCTGCAATAGTTCCTGTGATTGTATTACCTATTATATTACCACTTGAACTTATATTACCTGAGGCTGTAATGTGTCCTTGGGTTATTATATTACCACTTGCTGATATATAACCACTTGCATTAATATTTGTTGCAGAAGATGTAGTAAAATATATAGTTCCTGATACATAAAGGTCACCTGATGCTGATATAGTGGATTGGAATGTGGTTATATCTTTAACTGTTATGGGGCTATTACCTTGTAAATAACTAAAGGATCCTGTTGTTGATTTTATTGTTCCACTTGAAGTTATATCACCAGTTATTGTTATGTTCCCACTTGAACTTATATTTCCTGAGGATGTTATATTACCTCTTACATTTAAATCATTTTCTGATATATAATTAGATGCACTTAAGGTTCCTACAAGTATTTGGGTACCTGTTTCAGCTAAATTAAGATTGGAATCTATAAGTTCTCCATATTGGTTTTGATTAGGTATATCTCCTGTTTCGAAATATCCCTTTAATGTTGTTTTGTTTTGTTTTGCCATTTTATCCTATTTGATTTGATTCTCCTAATATTTGGTAACCTACTCCGGTTCCTATTTGATCTATATTTGTTGTTACTGGTGCCCCCCTAACTTGTTCTCTTGTTAATGATTCTCCTGTTGGTTCTACTATGATTTCGCTATTAAATACTACTCTAGCTTTACTAAAGAATTTTTGTGGTTTTTTCGTTAATTCTTTATTTAAACTGTCGGGTACTAAATATCCCTGGAGGGTTAATCCAAAATTGGTTTTAACCACTCTATTTTCTCCTTGAGCTACTTCTGTTGTATTATTATAAGTGTCTATTTTTGCGTTAAATTTAAATTTTTCTTTGTCCCCCCAATATGAATCTGATGCATAATTTATTATTTCTATTAATTTATTCATTTGGGCTACATAATCTGTCCATATTATACAAGTATATTGTAGTTTTATATAGTCAGGGATTACAACAGTATGGAATTCTTTTTGTGGTTTTGCATTTTGTAATATATTAAAATTATCATATCGATTTTTTTTTGTATATTTTTCTTGAAATGTATAATATAATTGAGGTTTATTACCATCTAATTTATTACCTAAGTCTCTTCTTTTTTCAACACTATCTCTTTTAAACATAATAAGAGGTGTTTGAATTTTACCTTCTTTATCTCTAAAATACCCATCTTTTTGAACTCCTTTCCATCTTTCAGGGGCACCATACATTATAGGAACATTTGTTCTATTTCCTTGTATAATAACTGAAGGTTTTATTACATTATTAAAATAATACATTATTGCTTCATCGTGGTCTTGTAAACCAACTGAAACATCTTTTACATTGTCGTCTTTTCTTGTAGTTAATCTTCCTTTATTTATACTAGGTCTATTATCGGGGTTTGGAAATCCTTTGACAGGAAACCCATCAGCAAACCCCGAAGATAGGTTTTCACGTAAACGATCATATCCACTTGCTGGGATTGGTCTTCTAGGATTTATTCTTTTTCTATCTGCCATTTATATTCTTCCTACAGGGTTTATTTTTCCTCCATCTAATTTAGTAGTTGTGGGGTATTTTCCACCTCTTAAAGGTATTAAATTTAATTTTTCTACTCTTGAAATATGAGTATTAATTAAAACCGAAAAACTTTCTCCATGTTGTATTGTTTCATTTGATATAGCATAATCTTTATCTCTACCCATTATAAGTTGATTTTCCACTTTACTATCTACTTCGTAAAAGTTATTTCTAAAAAGTAATATATCTCCTACTTCAGGTATTAAGTTTATATTTAATAATTCTTCTTTTAAAAACTTAAAATTAATGGTTTGATTAACATCAGAACCAAATTCATTGGATGACCATGCTTGATCTACTCTATCGATTAAACACGCGATTTTCATGGGTTCATAATAATTTTTACCCATAGACTCACCATAAACATTAGCATTTGTTTGTTCTAAAACAAACTTATAATATGCAACTTCTGTCTGGATTATATCCTTTAAAAGTTCATCATTTATAGTGTGGAATAATGATATGTCTCTTGATTTCCCAAATAATGCCATTATAGTCTTCTTAAGGTTTCTAAATTGAATTTAAGTGTTTTTACACCTGGTACTCTTAAATCTGTTGTAGATCTATCAGATGTTAATATATCTTGTTTTATTTTTTCTATGTCTTGTTTAGCATCCCCCCTTGTTATAAATTTAATTGATACTAAAGTATATTCAATATTTGACCTTTGTAAATAATCTTCAGGAGTAATATTTCTTACAATGGTTATTTTTCTTATTGCCCTAATTTGATCTAATATATCTGAAATATTCATTTCAGGATCTGTTAATAGATAAGCTTCTACTTGGTAAGTATTTAAGATTTCTGTTAGTATGTTAGTTAATTTGATCATTATCCTATATAAATAAAAACTGGATCATTAGCTGCTCCTGCTCTTTTATTGTCTTTTTCTTTTGTTTCTCTTTCTAATTGTTTTTCTTTACTAGTTAATTCCAAATCTGCTCTTAATTTTTCTATTAAGTCTGCTTTTTCTGCTTGTGCTTCAGATAATAATCTACTATAATCTAAAGTTGTTTCTGCTCCTGGAATAGGTACTGTTTGGTATTTTCCTCTTACACTTCCTAGCATTTCTTTAGCTAAAGCTAAACAATATTTTCTAATCCACTGTCTGCCTGGTTCATTTATAAAGGCATAAATAGGAGCTGTATAATTTGCATTAGATATATTTGTGACCCTATCTAAAGCTTTTTTATTTCCATCATCATCTTCAGTTAGGTCAGGCCCACTAATACCTGTATCTGAATTATAAGAATTTTTATATTCGTACCAAAGTGTATAATTACCTGTTGGTATTGGGAATATTTTTAAATATCTTCCATTTTCTAATTCAAAATGGTATCCTGATTTTCTTATTTGATCATTAAATTCAATTGCTTGTATTTTTAAAATATCAAAATAAAGGGGCATTAACATAAAGTTTACACCTGGTGAATAATTACCAAACCCAAAACTTTGCATTAGTGATTGGATTCCTGTACCTGTACCTGCGTAAGGGTCGAAGTATCTATTTATTGCTGATGGTGCTTCATGATATATTTTTGTTATAGTAATACTACCCGATGTAGCAATATAGTTACCATCATCATCTTGTAAACCAGCTACTGTAGAATTTCCTGTAGCTGGGTCATACAAATCATACCATTGTTGGCCTTTTTTCATATCTATAGAACCAGAATATGTCCTACCTTTTACTTGTACAGCTCCCGCATTACCCGTTACTCCTGACCCCGCCATATCTCCACTTCCTCCACCAGCACTAGTTCCATAATTTGAATCTATTACTATGTTGTTTAATGTTTGATCTGCGGATCCTGTTATTGTATCTATTAATGAACCAAAATTATATACTATTGTAGCATTATATACTTGAGCACCATATTCACTTGTGGCTTCTTCAAAACACGAATAAAGATTTATATCTCGTAGTTCAATGTCTACAAGGGGATATCCTAATCTTTGAACTACCCATTGTGATACTTTATCAGCATCTATTCTGAATTCATCATCATCATCATAAAATCCAAAGGGTGTTGGGTCATTTATTAATCCAAAAGATGAGGAGCCAGGCCAAATAGGAATGTTTGCCATTTTAATTTTAATTTAGTTGTTCTCGTATAAATATGAAAAAGTAACGGAAGAGGTTACATTCCATTTAATAATTCAAACACTTCATCTATTGCTATATGGCGATGATTGTCTTCTAATACCCTTTTATAAACATATTGGGATTCTGTGATTCTTGGTAAGTCAACTATTGCAGAATAGTTTTTATCTTTTAAGTCAATTTGTTGGTTGTCCCCACAAAATATCATTGTTGAGTTTTTTCCTAACCTACCTAAAGCCATTCTAAATTGTGATCTAGTTAAATTTTGAAATTCATCAACTATTATTAGGGAATTTTCAAATGTTCTGCCTCTAAAATGTGCTAAAGATACGAGTTCAATGTCCTCATCCTTTTCCATTTTTTCTAAAATAAGAGGTTTGTTGTAAACT